ATATCCCGGAGAGCCGTTCGGTACGTGAGCACGGCGACGTACTGCGCGTTCGTGAGAGTCGTCTCAGCCCCGCTGTCTCGCTGGTCCCGGTGGCGGTTAACGAGCCAGTCGCTACCGGCCAGCAGCGCGTCACGCTCGACCCTTGCGTCCGCCGCGTCAAGTTCTTCCTGCTCTTCCGCCGTCGGCGCCGGCGGGGCCACGTAGGGCGCGATGATCAGCTGATCGGCCCCCACCAGCGCTTGCAACGAGGCCCATTCATCAGGTGTTTCCATTTCCGAACACTGGAACGGATAACCCCGATAGGTGCACAGCACCGCGCCCGTGCTGTCGTATACGCAGTTCTCGAACATCACTGAATCCTCCACCCGAAGCCGAACCAAAACGTTCCCGCCGTAGCTGGGCCGACGACAGTTCCGCCAGCCGCAACGGCTGAAACCGGGGCTAGCGACGCGGACGCTTGACCGGAGCTGTTGTAGGCAACGGCGAAGTAAGCCCACGTTCCGCCAGCAGGTAGCGTAAGCGCAACGCCAGGGGCGGTGCCCAGAGAACCGAACTTGCCCACGGAACTCGCATTCACCGGCTTCGGCGCCAATGCCTTTCCGACCGCCGACGACATGAACTGCGCGGAACCCCACATCGCTACCCACGCGTTCGCGGGACCTGATTTACCTACCACCAGGGTGTCGCCTGCCCCCATGTCGATCGAGGTTACTGCAGATCCATTGACGAAGATGACATCGCTTCCATCGCGCTTGACGTTGACGGTCGCCGCCGCGCCCGACCAAATGTAAAAAGTCGAACCGTCATCGACATCGCTAAGTGGGGGGAGTGTGATGTCGCCAGAGTAAGCGGCAGCCAAGTCCACGAAGGTTCCCGCCTGCGAAGCCGAAAGCGTCAGTGGCCCAACGCTGTATTGGCTCGTGGAAGAAAACTGAAAACCCTGATTCTTGATGCGATCGTCGAGATCCTCCGCAGTAAATCCCCATCGCATCCAATCGTTCGAGCTGGTCGCCGGCGGCTTGTCCAAGCTGGCTCGCAGCGAAACGTACGTGTTGCCGCCGACCTGGACATACGCCCCCTCGGGGTAATCTTCCGTCTCCGACCATTCCGCCAGACCGCGCTGCATGAAATAGCGGGTGGCCTGATCGGTGCGTCGCGCGACGTAGTTGAACCACTCCATGGGCGGGATGCCGCCCGTCTGGTCGAAGCTGACGCCCCATCCGCGCAGGATGTCCGGGAAATCCTGCACCTCGCCCGCAAGGGCGCTTTCCGCCATGACCAGTTCGTCGGGGCGGTTGTAAGTCGTCATAGGAACCTCGCAAATTTGCCGCTGTTGAAGCCCATCGCACCAGGCACGCCGTAGAACCCAAAGGGCGCGGCGTCGGCGGCGAGAACAAATCGAATGCGGACACCTACCGGGCGCGGCAGGATGTCCAGTTTGGTGATGGCGTACCGCTTGAAGTCCGTGAGGCCCTCTTCGCGAACCACGACCGTAAAGGTCATGTCGTACTGGTCGTACGCCTCGGCCTTGTCGCCGAAGATGAAGTCCAGCGCCGCTTCGATGTCCGGCATCGTGCCGGTCATGTAGTTGCGTGTGACGCGGCAGCGGATGAGAAACCGGTAATCGTCGTCGTTGAGCACCACCGAATCGGCGATGGGATCACCGAGCCGATACCACTTCCCTCCGCCGTCGCCGCCGAGGCTGAATCCCTTGGCACCTTCCGCGCCATCGAAGCCGAACAGGCCCCGTGGGGTGATATCCGGCAGGATGCGCGATTGGCCGACGTGCTTTCCGACGAGGTCGAGGTTCACGCCGACGGTCGTGTCGATGTCCAGCACACTGCGCAGTGCGGCGAGTCCTTCCCAGGCATCGCCGAAGGACGAAGCGAGCAGGTCGGCCGTCGCCTTGGCGCGCGGCTTCCCCTGGTACTGCCAGATGAGGAGGTCGCGGTAGCTCATGGGAGGATCACCACCTCGACGTCATCGACCCCGAACCGGGCGAGGCTACGCGCGTCCACAACGATGTTTTCGTCGCCGAGAGCCCCATCGACGGGGCCGATCAACAGCTCCTGCACCCAGAAGCCCGGCACCGTGTTGATGGGCGTGTAGAGGCGCGTAAGCAGCACGTCCTCACCGATATCGAACTGCATCGCGGCGATTGCCTTCTTGATGCCGTCGTCGTCGATCGCGGTGAAGTTCGCGGCGCGCTTCACCGTCACCTTTGCTGCGCTGGCGATGATGGTGGGGCGGTCGAACCGAATCGGCCGGGTTCCAGCCCTAACGGGTACGTTCACCACCACCTCGCCGCGCATTGCGGTGCCGCCGGTCTTGTTCTGACGGATGATCGTTGCGATGGCTATCTCCTCGCCGCCATCCACCACCACGTTGATTCCGTGCGCTGGGACGCCATCGGCATCGACCACGTCGGTATAGTTTTCGAGGCAGACGACCTGGCGAACGTCCGCCAGCTCGGCGATCCTTGCCTCGATGGCCTCGGCACTGGCGGTCGCGGGCCGCGAGCGGCTACGGAAGAAGCGAGCGCGCAGTTCCGGATCCGTCTCTTCTTCGGTGCCCACTTCCGCGGCAGCCAGGGTGGTGGCGGCCTGCCAGCCCAGCACCACGGTTTGGATCGCCAGCACCGTATCGGCGGGGACATCGAAAGCGCCCAGGTCTTCGCTCCGGAAGTCCGCACGTGCGGAGCCATCGGCGTTCAGTGTCACCGTCGACACCGAACGCCACCGGATGTTGTTCGTGTCCTTGACCACCGCCCCCGCCTGGATGATCGCGGCGGGTCGTCCGCTGAGGATCACGTCGCGCAGGTAGCTGTAGCTGGCCAGCCTGCGCTTCAGTCCCGCGTACGCCGTGCGCTGCTCCAGCCAGGCGCCGCCGGCGTAGTCGGGGTCGAGCGACTGGTAGATATTCTCGCCTAGCTCCTCGAGGTCGGTCCGCATCTCGGCGATGAGCCCGACCATCTGCCCGTCCGGGCTGTCGGGATCGAGGTTTATGTCGGCGCCGTAGATGGCGCGGAAGCCCGTCTCCAGCTTCGCCACGATGGCGTCCAGCCGGTCGGCGACGTAGCCGGCCGCCGTTACTTGTCCCATGGTCAGGCTCCGCTGCTGATCGTCGACTCGACGCCGTAGATATCGATGATCGTGGTGGTGATGGTGAGGCGACGGGTGATGGGATCGGCGGCCATTGCGAACGCCGTGATCTTGCTGACGCCGTCGGTTCGGAGGATCTGGCCCTTCACGGCACGCTCCACGCGCGCAAGGTCCGCCGGTCGCTCGATAAGGTCGAACCATGGCAGGCCGTGCGAGAGGTTGAGGAACCAGTCACCCTCGAGCGAGAGCAGCCTCGACTTCACCCTCTGCGCAACAGACTCGGAGCGGTCGGCGTAGCTCGCGCGGCCAGCACCGAAAGTCCAGTCGCCGTTCTGGTCGACGCGACGGACCCTCATTTCTGTGGCTCCCCGGAAAGCGCCGCACCGGCCTGTACGCCGGTGGTGATGTGATGCTCGAGGCTGACGCCGTCGGCGATGATGTCGCCCGTGCCGGTGATGCCGCCGGCGTACTCGATGGGGCAATCCACGACCAGCTTGGTCCCGGTGATCCGCACCACGCCGGCGGCGTCGATCTTCACGAAAGCGGATCCGTCCAGCTTCCGCAGCGCCACCGCTCCCATGTCGAAGGCGGTGACCACATGGGGCTGGGAAGCAATGCCAACGCGCGCCGTAGCATCCGACAGGTCGTGGATCCGGTAGTCCAGCGGCTCGGATGGGTTACCCGACGCCCACCACCCATCAATGCACCGGTCATGGAACGTAAGCTCGCACTCATCGCCCTCGCTCACCGGGAACGTCAGCACGAATCCACCGCCACGCGGGAAGCTGACGGGCACGTCTTGCAGGACCGGCAGCAGCTGAGTAGCGCCGTCGGCCATCACCTGTTTGATCAGGGGCTGCACGCTGGCGGTCTGGGCCTCGGCATCGAAGCTAACGATGACGCCCGGCAGAGCCACACGCAGGCGCTTAGACTCCTCCTCCGCGAAGGCCGACGCCGCGGAACCCATGCTCGCGTTGTTCCACTCGTTATTCGCCATCGTGCTTCACCTTCTGAAAAGCCCCGCCAACGCAGGTCACCTTGCTGAACCAATCGCTGCCTTTCAGATCGCCGCTGTACTCGATGGTCGTCACCTTGAACACGCCGTTGTAGGCGGAGACGATGGATTCAACCTTGACCAGGCCGCCGATGCGGAGATCGGGGTTGATCAGCGAAGTGACCTCGAGCCCGTCGTCCGTCGATTCAGGCGACCCGATCATCCCGGTGCTTTCCGAGAGCAGCACAGCCTCGTCGGCAAGAACGTGCTTCGCCGG